TTGTAGGCAATCACACGTCCAGTTCCAGCCGTAAAGCTGTTAAACTCGCCGTAGATGATATTGCCGGAACCAATTGATATGCCTGTCAGCGTACCATCGTAATTTCCGCTGATAGTAGTAAACGTGGTGTCGGCAAGCATCTGAATCGCCCAATATCCGGACGCAGCAGTTCCAGCAGTGCCAACGGTAAAACCATTTCCACCCTGGAATTTATCTAAAGCGCGGGACATGATTACGCTGTGTAGAACGGAATCTTTACCGCTGTTCCGTTTACTTTGAGCAACAAAGCACCAAGGCTGGTCGCGCTTGTGCTGAATGTTCCGCCAGTAGCTGTGCTGGTAATTTCAACCAACTGCGTTTCTTTGGCTGTATCGAGACGGAAAGGACGGCTTTTGGCCAACGCTTCCCTACGCACATAAATGTCTGACATAGTTAATCTCCTTTGCGACTCCAGGCACGTTTCACTTGATCCGCGCTGAAGTTGCTTTTGAACCTACTCCCAAGCTTTTGTTCTTGTTTGTAGTACCCCTTCATAATTGTTGATGTACTCGACAGCCTGGGATCGGATGGGGATTCTCCGGTTCCAAATACTGCCAAGCGTTGTGGAAAAGTAAACCTTTTGAGGTGCTTGGGAACTGAATCCCGACTAGCAACCGATTTCTCCAGTTCAACGACTGATCCATTTCGGGTGTCGGTGTACTGGTAGATCGGCATTAGCTATAGCTTTCCTCGTCGGCTGACTCTGCCAACTTACGCATTTTATCCTCTTCGGACATCATTGGCTCTTCGGGCTTTTCGGATTCGTTCTCCACCATCGCATCATTGACGCGAACATGAACAACGTCACCGTCAACCTTTTCAACTGTGCCGCTGAGTTCCACAGAGTCGCCTGCTTCGGGAGCAGCCATCTCGCCTTCTCCGCCATCCATCTCAAGCATAGATAGGGGAAGACGAACAAGACCTTCCTTGGGCATAGACTTCTCTTTGGAAGAAGCTGGGGAGGTTTTATCCTCCCCAGCTTTCCGAGGACCCATACCGATAACTAGCATGGTTCCCATTAGGATCTTTAGCTGTAGTTGCTCTTCGACCACACCACGCGGTAGAACGCAGGGTTCAACTGCTTGGCAGTGTAGAACGTCTTGAACGACGCATAGGTGCGTTGTCCGTAGATGTCGCTCTTGTCGGGAGCATCCAGAATCGTGACCTTAGGTGCGTAAGGCGATCCGGTTGCAGCAACCGCCGTCAAGTGAGGCACGCCGAAGGCTTGCCCACCGAGAACGATGGAAGCGTAGTTGGTTCCAGTGGCTTCGGTGTTAACACCATAAGCAGCCGTTCCAGCCGTCAAGTTGTTTGTGGTTTCGATCACGCTCACGCCGAAGAGCCGACCAACTTCGCCACGGAAGATAGCATCCGGAGCAGAGTAGGAGGACACACGGAGGAAGTCATCGTCGTTCATCAAGTCACGGGTGACCTGAGGAGGGGCAACGAGGACGTAACCATCTTTGATCTTTGGAGCGCGGTTGACCTTGAGGGCAGTCGCGGCATCCAGCAAGTCAAGAGCAGTCATCGAGGCGTTGGCCGCCGATGCGCTCTGGAAGTTGGTTCCGTTGGTTCCGTTCTGAGCATAGCGTGTATAAGACGCAGCAGAGACGGTTGTTCCAGCAGTCGTGGAGTCAGTCGTGTTCAAGACCAACGCGCGATGCGACAGGGTGTCAGCGTGCAGAGCAGCGTCTTCACCGAGTTGCTTGGTCGCTTGGGCCAAATGATTGAACAGCTCCGTCGCGAGCAAAATATCCGTGAGGACGATGCTCGATCCGTACTGAACGAGGGTGGCTTCAACCGTGGTCAGGGTCAACTGACGTTCACCAGATCCGCCAGAAGGAGTCGTTCCTTCGGAAAGAGTGGTGATTGAGCTGATGCTGGGGTTGTCAAACCGGAAGAAGCGGACGGTTTTGTTGCCGCCAGTTTTCGTCGGGTAAGGAACCTTTTGGGCAAACTGCTCCATCTGGAGCAAGGGGATCTGCCGTTCTAGGAGTTGCTTTGAAAAAAAGGTCTGAAACTGTGCAGAGACAGACCCTGTAGTTACGTTAGCCATTGTAGTATTATCTTTCTGCTAGATCCAACGATTATAAGCGATCAGCTTCTGCTGCCATCTTCAACAATTCCATTTCCTGCTCCTTGCTGGAGAGTTCATGGAACTGCTTCTGACGTGCAGGAGCCGAAGGCTGACTGTTCGCCGGAGTCGTAGCTTTTCTCAGCCGAGTCAGTTCGGACTCGTACTGCGCAATCTTCTTTTCCAAGCCAGAGGCGGTTTCCGCCTTCAAATGCATCTTAGCCAAACCAACAGCATCTTTGATTCCAGCGGGATAGTTCCGCAGAATCGCGTGCCGTTGGAGCAGATCGGAAACAGCCTTGTAGAGTGGGGTCGAAGAGTCTTTGAGTTCAGGGTTGGAATCGACCTCTTCCATGAGGTTCTTATCCCAGGCAGACTTCATTTCAGTCTGCACCTTCTGCTCAAACGCCTTCTTTTGCTCTACCTCAATCTCGCTGGCTTTGTTTTCAGCGAGTTTCGCAAGATCGTCACGGCCTTCATCACGGTAGCTTTTTGCCGCTTCCCGGTAATCTTCCGCGCTAAACTTGCTACTGTTTCCCTTTGTCTCTGCTTCAGAAGACGCTTGACCAGCCTTTGCAACCTTGGCTGCTTCAAATGCTTCCTTTTCAGCTTGGAGTCTTGCTCGTTCCGCTTTGACATCGTCCCACTCTTTTGCGAGTCGAGACTGCGCCCTTTGGTACTTGCTTGGCTTCTTTTCTTCGGAAGCCGACTCTGACTTGGGTTCATCAGATTGCTCTGTTAAAGAACTTTTGGTTGAAACGGTTTCAGTCTTAGGGACCTCATCCGTCACCACATCAATCGACGTGGATTTGGTTTCGGTGGTTTCGGGAGTCGCGGGTTGCTCCAAGTTATCTCCGCTGGCCTTCTCCAATTCGGTTCCGCTTGTTTCAACTGGAGCAATTGGTGCTGGTGTGTAATCCACGCCTTCATCTGCTGCTCTAGCCAAAGCCAAGACTTCCGCCTCGGTTGGGTTATTCAATTCCGCCATTTTGACCCTTTCTTACACCGCCCTACAGGGAGTCATTCTGTAGAACAGGTTAGTTGACGGCAGTTTCATCAGACCCATCCATGCCGTCTTGGATGGCTGAGTTTAGTTTTGAGGCTGCAAGCGATTCGAGAACCGCCACACAACCTCGAAATCCTTTAGCATATCCGCAAGCCTCTGCAAGTTCCGCATTATTCTTTTCTATGGCAGAGGCATTATTACGTAAAGTTAGGTTCAAAAGAATAAGGCTTAAACGCTTGCCGGATGGTGTGCCAAGGAAGGATGTCAACGCCTTCTCGTCCTCACTATTCCACTTGGGTTCGTTTACCCAAGACTGATGCCTAATGAAAGCCAGTATTGCCTTTAGTTTTCTCATTTGGTGTTGACTATGCAAAATGATGTACAGCCGTCATTTGCAATAGCCTTAATCGCCAAGCTATGTCTTGCACAAAACTCGTCAACTGCTTTCTTGACCCCAAACTCATAGTGTGTTTTAGCCTTATCCATATTCATTGAGTAGTCGTGACCCATAATTAAACCATTTGGCTTTACCAAGATCCTAGCCATCTCAAGATCAATCTTCACACCTGGGTAGGAGTGGTCGCCGTCAAGATAAATGAAATCAAGCAAATTTTCTGGCAAACTTGCCATAAAGAAGAATGACGGACCTTTGACAAGCTTTACTACTGGATCTTTATGGTACCTGTCATGTAACGCCACAAGCGATTCATTTAGGTCAATATGCCTTAAATTGTTTCCATCAACGTCGCCGGACGGCCATCTGCCTTCAAATAGGTCAACCAAGTAAAGTACGCTTGGATTCTTGCTTCTTAATTTAGCTGAAAAATCTCCAGCAAACACTCCGATTTCCGCACCAGCCATGCCCTCCTTGACAAAGGCATCAACCATCAAATCTCTTGTATCAAACTGCTCTATCAAGCAACCATCGGACCAGCTTGTTGAGCCTGCATAGCTTCGGGAGGTAGTTGCTGTCCCTGCTGTTGCATTTGAGCTTTAGCCGCATCGCGAAGTTGTTTCTGGATTGCGCGGGATGTGTTCGGGTCAACCTGTTCCAAGGCTGCTAAGTGCTGTTGTAGATGTGCCATCAGAACTTGCATTGCACTCTGATCGACCTGCTGTTGCCGCTGTTGAGCCGCTTGGTTAAACGCGAAGAGAACGGATATATGCGCTTTGTGATCATCGCTAGGCTTGATGGCGACTGGGAATCCAGTTGCAAGCATAGTCGCGATTTCAGTCGCTTGATCTTCAGCTTGATCGCCAGAGGCTGCGTTTGGATCTTGGAAGAGTCTGCGGACCAGCGAGGGATCGTCTTGTTCAAGCACTGACTTTACCAGTTCGCC